CGTTGCAAGTATTGCTGCTAATGGGACAAGCGTTACGCTCAGAGACACATACACGGGTGATACATTATCAGCCAACACTTCGTTGACACGTCAATGGGAATTTTCAAACGTAACAAACCGAGCTCCAGGAACTACAGCATTTGCGGCTAACACCGGTGGTGTAACAGATGGTATGCACGTTGTGATTAGCGACGAAGATGGTAAGTGGACTGGTATTAAACGTCAAGTGTTGGAAGTTTTTGAAAACGTATCAAAGGCTTCAGACGCAAAAACAACCACAGGTGCAACAAACTACTACAAAGATGTTTTGAATTCTCAATCAAGATATGTGTGGTGGGCAGCTCATGATGGTAGCGCGACAAATGCTGGTAGTACAGCCTCTGGAACAACATTTGGCGGTAGCAACACTCCTGTTACAGACAATTTTGTCTACGGTGCAGACGTATCTTCAGTCTCAGCTGCAAACAGAATAGATAGTTTTGCCAAATTTAAAAATAAAGATGAGTATGACATTTCGCTTCTTATAACAGGAAGCAGCGGTCAAACTGTAGTAACTGACGCTATTAACAACATTGCTGAAGTTAGAAAAGACTGTATTGTCTGTGTCTCTCCTCAGAAGAGTGATTGTGTCAACAACTCAACGTATGAAGGAAAAGAGGCTGATGATATAGTTAGCTATAGAAATACGCTTCCTTCGTCAAACTATGTTGTAATGGACGGCAACTGGAAATATCAATACGACAAGTATAATGATGTTTATAGGTGGGTTCCTTGTAATGCTGATGTTGCTGGAACAATGGTAAACACAGACAGTACAAGAGATCCATGGTTCTCTCCTGCAGGCTTTTCGAGAGGTAGTATAAAGAATACTATTAAACTTGCATACAATCCTCGTCAAGCTGAAAGAGACGAATTATACAAAAACTCTATAAACCCAATTGTGACGTTTGCTGGTCAAGGCAGTGTATTGTTTGGCGACAAGACGTTGGTCAATCAACCAAGTGCGTTTGATAGAATTAATGTAAGGAGATTGTTTATTGTTCTTGAAAAAGCAATATCCGTAGCAGCACAATCATCGCTATTTGAAATCAACGATGATTTTACTAGGGCTCAATTTAGAAACTTAGTTGAACCTTTCTTGCGCGATGTTAAAGGTCGTAGAGGCATATCAGACTTCAAGGTCGTTTGCGATGGAACAAACAACGATGGTCAAGTTATTGATGCTAATCAGTTTGTTTGCGACATTTACATTAAGCCGAATCGTTCTATAAACTTCGTACAGTTGAACTTTGTAGCTGTAAGAACGGGCGTAGAGTTCTCCGAAATTGTTGGATAAACTAAGTATTTTCAATAATTAATGATAAATAGAATAAACAAGCAAGGAGAAACAAATGGCTTTTAATGTAAGCGACTTCAGAGGTCAGCTTGAATTTGGAGGGGCTCGCTCCTCCTTATTCGAGGTTCAAATATTTAATCCAGTAAACGCTACTGGTGATCTTAAAACTCCATTTATGGTACGAGCTGCCCAGCTTCCTGGAGCAACATTGGGAACTGTTCCTATAAGCTATTTTGGAAGACAGATCAAAGTAGCTGGTAACAGAACATTTGATGCGTGGACTGTTACAATACTCAACGATGAAGACTTTTTAATCAGAAATGCTATTGAAGAGTGGAACAATCAAATCAACACATATGAAGGTAATTTGCGAGCAACTGGTGACTCACCTGCAGCTTACAAATCTACTGCTCTTGTAAGACAATTCTCCAAAGGAGGTGATATTATTAGAACATATGAGTTTGACGGTTTGTGGTGTTCTGATATAGCTCCTATTGATTTGTCTTGGGATACAGAAGGCATTCAAGAATATGCTGTAACCTTTCAATACGACTACTGGCGTGTACAAGACGGAGCGACTGGTAACGCTGGTGGTGTTTAACATATTGATATAAGGTAGAATTATGGCTAATCAGTTGTATCCAAAGGCAAAGGAAGACTTCCTAGCTGGAAATTTGAATATGTCAAGCAACACAATTACGATTGCGTTGATTGATACTGGCGTCTATACATTCAGCACTTCTCATGAAGACAGGGCAGATATTCCGAATAGCTCAATATTAGCAGAAGCTAATCTTGCCAATCAAACCATTACAAGTGGTGTTTTTGATGCTGATGATGCAACCTTCGCTTCAGTATCAGGAGTTAATTGTGAAGCATTGATTGTGTATCATACTGACGTGCAAGGGGGCAACTCTGCATCGAGGTTGATTGCTTATATTGATACAGCTACAGGCCTACCTATTCTACCAAATGGTGGAGACATTACTGTACGATTCTCCAGTGGTGCTAGTAAAATATTTGCACTTTAGTAAGATAGTATAGTATAATACACGATTAGAGGGGGTGCTAAATACTACAGTACCCCTTTTTTTCGTTTTTGAGGTTGAGAAATGCAACTGTTCGGATTTGAGATAACAAGGACCAGTGCTGAAGAGGCTGAGAAGCAAAACCTTCAAGCAATCGTCCCAGCTAATCAAGACGAGGTCGTCCAAGAGATAGCGCCAGGCGGTATCTATGGAACCTATCTTGATCTAGAAGCATCTGCTAAGACAGAAGCTGACCTTGTGACAAGATATCGCGAAATGGCTATGCAGCCAGAATGTGATGCTGCAGTAGAAGATATAATCAACGATGCAATCATCATGGAAAACAACGTATATCCCGTAGAGGTTATACTTGATGAATCCAAACTTCCAACCCGTGTCAAGAAAATTGTCAGAGAAGAGTTTGATAGACTTCTAGAAATTCTAGATTTCGGAAATAAAGGATACGAAATATTCAGACGTTGGTATGTTGACGGTAGAATATACTATCAAATAGTAATCGACAAAAACGATCCTAGGGAAGGAATTAAAGAACTTCGGTATATTGATCCTCGCAAAATCAAAAAGATGCGAGAGCAAAAAAAGAAGACTGATCCAAGCACCAAACTTGATCTGTATCCCGATGCTCGCGAGTTTTACATATACAATCCCAAAGGCATAACCAATCAGCAGCAAGGTATAAAGATTGCTCCTGACAGTATATGCTACGTACCGTCCGGTCTTGTTGACTCAAGAAACAAAATGGTTTTGGGATATCTTCATAAAGCCATTAAGCCTCTCAATCAACTTAGAATGCTCGAAGACGCTGTCGTTATATATCGGCTATCTCGCGCCCCTGAAAGACGTATATTCTACATTGATGTTGGCAATCTTCCTAAGATGAAAGCTGAGCAGTATCTTAGAGACATGATGGTCAAACATAAAAACAAGCTCGTGTATGACGCATCAACAGGTGAAGTTAGAGACGATAGGCGTCACATGACTATGTTGGAAGATTTCTGGTTGCCACGTAGAGAAGGTGGTAGAGGAACAGAAATTACTACATTACCTGGTGGACAGAATCTTGGTGAAATGGAAGATGTGATGTACTTCCAAAAGAAACTTCTTAAATCTTTGAACGTGCCAGTGAGCAGAATGGAAGCAGAAGTTAATTTTAACATTGGTCGATCGACAGAGATATCAAGAGACGAAATAAAGTTCCAAAAATTTATTAATAGAATCAGAAACAAGTTTGCTGTTCTTTTTGACAATCTTCTTGAAATACATTTGGTTCTTCGTGGCGTAATGTCGCGTGGAGATTGGGAACAGGTTAAAAATAACATTAGCTACAATTTTGCTAACGACAACCATTTTGAAGAGTTAAAAGGTGCTGAAATAATGACCGAGCGACTCCGACTTCTGAATGATGTTGATGCTGTTGTGGGCAAATACTTTTCAATGAACTGGGTTAGAAAGAATGTTCTTCAAATGAGTGAAGATGAAATTCAGAACATGCAAAAAGAGATAGATTATGAAAGAGATAATGAAATGGATGACATGGTTCCTTACTCTGCTCAGCAGCAACAAGACGCGCAACAGGAAGAAGCTGAGCCAGAAGACGTTATGACAATACATGAGAGTGATAGTAAAGTTCTTTCTGACGAAGAAAAACATCTTGTTGAAAGCATGACAAGATTCTACAACTCTTTGTCAAACGAATACGAAGAGAAGGAAAATGGATCGTCTTGATGAAGCCAAACTACTTGCTGCCCTTCTAGGTGTCTTAAAAAAGGAAAGTAGTAAAGTTCGAGAAGATCTATTAGAAGAACTACACAAAGAATTACAAGACTTACCTAAAGAACCAATCCTAGTAGAAGGACCAGAAGGCCCCGAGGGCCCCGAAGGACCAGAAGGTCCTGTGGGTCCTGTTGGCCCTCGTGGTTTGATTGGTGAACAAGGACCGGCAGGACCTCAAGGTGATCAAGGCCTGCAGGGTATACAAGGTGAAACAGGCTTACAGGGAGATAAAGGCGATAAAGGAGAAAAAGGAGATGAAGGAAAAGTTGGTCCGATTGGTCCACAAGGCCCGCAAGGACTTCGCGGGCAAAAAGGCGAGAAAGGAGACAAGGGTGATATCGGAGCAAGGGGTCGTGATGGGGACATGGGTCCTATTGGACCGCAAGGTCCGCAAGGAGAAAAAGGAAACCAAGGAGAAAGAGGCGAAACTGGCGAACAAGGTCCACAAGGCTTAAGAGGCAAGGCCGGTCCTCAAGGAATACCTGGCGAGCAAGGCCCAGCTGGACCTCAGGGAGAAAGAGGAGAGCAGGGAGAGAAAGGTGAAAAGGGTGATGATGGCGAAACGCCAGACATTAAACCTATCATCAAAGATGTCGAACAATTCAAAGCACAAATTCGCAATGCTGTAAAAGCTGCAGGTGGTGGGTTTGCTGGTTCTGGTGAAGTACGGTTACAGTTTCTTGATGATGTAAACCGTGATTCCGCTAAAACAGATGGATACTTCCTAAAATACGATGCTGCCACAGATACATGGGGTGGTGCATTACCTTCAGCTGGTGCAACAGCTGAAGCTATACTTCTCGACGTAAAAAATATAGAGGGTAGCACACTTAGCAAGGGTGCCCCTGTATATGCTAATACTGCTGTCGGTGCATCGGGCAAAACAAGAATTGGTTTAGCTGATGCTGCAATACCTGGAAGGATGCCAGCAATTGGTTTACTTTACGAAGATCTAGACAATAACGAAGAAGGGTCAGCAATTCTTCTTGGTTTACTTGAGGGTGTCGACACTGATGCGTTTGACGTAGGTGATGTTGTATACGTAGGACCTGATGGCGCTGGACTTACATCTACGCGTCCTACTGATCCCAACCATCTCATACAAAACATTGCTAAGGTAACAAGAAGTCAGCAGAATACTGGTCAGTTGTTTGTTCAAGGCGCTGGTCGCACAAACGACATACCAAATTCATTTTCTGTCTCAGGTAACATAACAGCGAACACAATAACAGCCGGTCATATATTACCCGCAGCAAATGTTACGTATGATTTGGGATCGTCGACATTGGCTTGGAGAGATTTGTATCTTTCCGGTAACACAATTTACATTGATGGTATACCTGTCTCAGTCAATGCAAACAATCAGTTAACTGTAGATGGCTCCATTGTACCAACGTTTGATTCGATTGTTGCAGGTAGCAACGTCACAATAACGTCAAATGCAACAAATCTAATTATATCATCAACTGGCGGTGGTGGATCAGGTAACACAGGCCTGGCAAACACAATTACTGTTGGAAATCCTACTGATGGATCATGGACGACAGATGGAGCTTATCTTGGTTTTGCAAATACGCAGAACGTGACTGATATATTAGATGACCTCAATGAAGCACTGAATAATGTTAGAAACAACACCTTTGTGAGAAGTGTGACGTTTACAGGAACTCCGTTAGCGGGCGGTGCTGGTACTACAGTAACACTGACACTTTCAGCTGAAGGTGATGCTAACCGATACGACATTACTTGGGGTGATGGAGATACAACAACCGGTACTACTGATACTACACCAAGTCACACATATACGTCAAATGATGGAAGTCCATATACAATAACCGTGAGAGCTTACAACAATTCAGGTTCTGGTACTGGTAGCGAAGCAAGCTCTACTAGAACTGACTATGTTATCATATACACCGCAGACCCCAATGTTGCTTTTGCAATCTATGGTGGTTCTTCTGGAGGATCAACAATATCATTTGTTGACGATGGTTCTCCTGTTTATTTGGATAATAATACAACAAACATCAATGATGCAACAATTCAATATACAATTGATTGGGGAGATGGTAGCGCAAACAACGTCATAACGGATGATACTGCAGCTGGCGGTTCAGCTGGCAGCAGACTTGCTCATACATTCACTACAAGTACAGAAACCGAACAAACATATACAGTAACGGTTACGTTGGATTCTCATTCAACTGCAAACCCAGCAGTTATCCCCGATTCTGCTACCACACAAATTAAAGTGTATGATACACACACGCCTGAAGTAGCCTTAGATGCAAATACAGGCATTAATGAATCTGCTACCAGTGGTGTCGTTGTTACAGCAACAAACAACACAGAGAACACAATTGGTAGTTATGCTACGTATGGTATTCAGTATAGATGGACATGGGGTGATGGTACTACAGATACTGTAAACGTTGGATCGGGCAGCGATGGAGACACAGGGGGATCAATATCACATACTTATACTCTGAGCGCATCTGATCAAGCCAACGGTGTTGCTCAGGACTATACTGGTAACTTGAGAGTTATTAGTGATCACACGTCGAGTCCTTTTATTAGTAGTAACTTTACAGTTCACGTTGAGCCAGACGTAAGAGCCACAATATCAGGCGTTTCAACCACATCAGGATTGAAAGCGTCTAACGATTCTACGCTGACATTGTATAAAGAAGCTGATCTTTCTGGAGCCAACAGAGCAATTGCATCAGTTACTAACACAACTCAAAATGGAAATACGTATTCATATAATTGGAACGATGGTAACACCGACTCCGTAACTGAGGCTGGGTCTCCAGCTGGAAGCGTTTCTGGATCAGCAATAACTCATGACTATCAATCAGCATCAGTTGGAAACTATACTCTAACGATGACTGCCAATGGTCAACCAGACATAACAGGGCAACAAGATAGTGACACGGTTACGTTTGTTCTTAAAAACATACCAGCTGCTCCGGGAGGAGTAAGCAGTAAATCTCTGACATTATCGTCTTCGGCTCAAGATACAAGTAAACTTGCATCTGGTTTTGTTGACTATGCCAGTGGTGGTATAAGTGCCGGTGCAAGTTTGAATACGACGACTGCAAGACGATACGATACACTCACATCAGTAAGCACAAACCTCATTAGCGATGCGTACGACTCATCAACTGGAACCTTAGCTGCATATTGGGATGGTTCAATCGATGGATCAAAAACATTCACTAATTCGACAAGCGAAACTGGAACTTTCACAAGTCTAGTAATAACATCAGAAGGTGACGCATACAACGAACTATCAACTACGTATCCACAGAATTACTATCAAGTGTTCACAGCTCGAGCAATAAAAAGTATATCAGCTGAAGGCGTAGGTGCTCATTCTTTGCTGCTTGGTCATTCTACAACAGGAAACACAAATAACGTATATGTAATTAAGGATAACGTCTCAGTTGCACCAACGTTAAACATAGGAAGTGCCACTCTAGAAGAAGACACACAAGGAACGTACAGATATGTTTCAGGTGTACCCTACTACAATTCTGGATCTCCAAAAGTCAGATTGTCGGGAGCCACTGTAGACAATTTAGTCGGTCAAGCATATCTTGATAGTTCAAACATAGCAAGAATAACAAGCGGAACAAATGACGAAGGAACTTCCAGTGCAGCTGTATCAACACATTACAGAGGGTATAGCGACATTGACGGTTCTTCGACTATGCTTTCAAGTGGAGTACCAATAGCAAACACGGGTGTGTCCAGTTCGTACGCATTAGGAAACATAGTAGCTGATATTACCTCATCATCTGTAAATACCGTGGAGACACTAGGTTTTGCGATTAACAATGTTAATGGAATCAGCTCAACCGTAACGCCATCAACCAAAGTACAAGTTCACAAAGTTGCTCCAACCTTTGATGAAGGAACAATATCTGTAGCAGATGACCTTGGATCAACATTTGATACAGATGGCGTAAGGGTAACTGGCTTTTCTGGCGCAACACCATCATTTAGTGGTTCGACAGATTATTATGTAGATAATGTTTGGTCAGGTGCTGTTACTGTTGCTGGTACTGATGAGGCTATAGTAAGATTTAATACTCTCAAACATTTTACAACCGATCTTTCATCTGGCTATCTTCCAGTAGGACCTGATTTAAACACGGGTAGATCTGGAGCCCAATATTTCAGATTTGCTTTAAAAAGAACTCTTGTAGCTAATTTTGTAGTTAGATTGACCGGTACAGTTTCTGGTTTGTTCATAGCAGCACCAGGAACCGCAATAGATTCAGCATCATCGTTGAATGGGTGGTTGGACTCTTCAATACAATATGCTGGCGCAGGGGTACCAGGTGCAGATACAGGAAACGGTGGTAATGGATCTAATGGGTGTGCATCAACTGGTGCAGATATTATTGAAGATGGAACATCATACTCAAATCAAGCATTTACATTGACGTTGGGATCGGAAAACTTATCAAACGCTTTCAACAATCAATTGTTAATTGCTGTGAAGTTGGAAAGCGGTGATTCACTCACTTCAATTTCAATAGAGGCTCCGTAAGATGGCAATTTCAGACGCACAGAAAATTGACTTTCTTTGGAAAAAACTTGGTTATGGTGTTAGCAAAACTGATATTAATTCCGAGAAGAATGCGACTAACGAAAGTATTGCCAGTCCGTTGCTTCTCAGAGGAGACAATGTTTGGCAACAAGCAAATACGATCCCAGGTGTTATACCAACATCCAACACATCTACTGTACAAATATATAGTGATGCATCAGGAAGCACGAGCGTTGAAACAACAGCTGACATTACAGCAACGGTCAATAGAACGTGGTTAACAAATACAACAGATTGGATACCTCCTGAATTTGGTTCTACATATCAACTAAAAGTATATATTGACGTAGGTGGATCTAATGATCCACAGTCAAACGGTACACAAATATTTGCTGCTGGTAGCGGTAATGAAGACCAATGGTTTTTTGATTATCAAAGTGGTGTCTTAAATTTTATAGGCGATAATCTTCCAGCAGGTATCAGTGGTAAGAAAATTTATGTATCAGGAGCAAGATATATTGGTACAAAAGGTGTTGGTACAGGTGTTGGTGGTGAGTTAGACTCGGGTACTTTTGATTATGGGTCTATCACAGTCACTGCAGATGTAGATTTAGATTACGGTTCATTGAGCTAATTTTGTAAAGATAAATAGTAAATTAATATTTAAAAAAAGAAAACCTAATGGCAACAGCAGTACAATTCAGAAGAGGTACAGCAGCTGAACATACTACGTTCACTGGCCTCGAAGGTGAGATCACGGTCGATACCACCAATGATACGCTACGCGTTCACGATGGTTCGCAGGCGGGTGGTTACCGTCTTGCCAGATTTAGTGAAGTACTTGTTGCCAACAATATTGAAGCTCATCTCATTCCTGCAACAGCAAATACCTATGATTTAGGTACTCCTGCTAAACCCTGGCGTTCTCTTTATGTAAGTTCTAATACTATTATTATTGGCAATGTCAATTTATCTACTTCTGACGGCCAATTGCTTGTTGGAAATAACTCTGTTATTACCGGTAGTGTTGTAGGTGGTTCAGTATCAATAGCTGGCAATACAAGTCTTGCCAACTTAGATGTTTCAGGCACAGCAACAATTACAAATTTAGTGTTGACTAGCGTACTGGATGTAGCGTATGGTGGTACTGGTAGAAGTTCTTTAGTTGAAAATGGTGTTGCAATAGGTGCTAACAGTAGCGTAATGAGTTTCGTTACAGGAACGTCGGGTCAAGTAATGCAAATAGCAGCCAATGGCACGCCTACATTTGATAAGTTAGATGGTGGTAATTTTTAATAATGAGCGATGAAGAAAAGGTATTGGAATTATTTTTACAAGAGCAGAAAGATAAGATAAGTGAGTTGTCACAACAACTAATGATTCTCACTACACGTAACAAAATGCTTGAGCAAGAATTAAAAGAAAAAACAGAAAAACTTGAAGAATATGAACTTATAAATACTAAAAAGAAAAATCAAGTCCAAGGATTTTCCCACAAAACTAAAGTAATAGGTAGATAATTATGGCCTCAGTAATAAAACTAAAAAGGAGTCTAACTCCGGGATCAGTGCCAGGTTCGTTAGAGGCTGGTGAATTAGCAATTAACATACCTGATAAAAAACTCTTTTCTTCCAATGGTTCAAGTGTTTTTAATGTATCGGGTGATCAGTACAACCTAACATCGTCAGCTGTTGACAGTGGCGCTGCTGTTACATTAACGGTTGATAACGAAGCATTATCAAACGACAGTATTGAATTATTGGGCGGTACTGGTATAGCTGTAACCAGGAATGCCAATTCCTCTATAACTCTCTCATCAGCTTCTGTTGCAGGTTCTATTGATACTGATGCCATCCAAGATGGTGCTGTAACAGCTGCTAAAATTGCAAACCAGGGCTTAGGAGCTAACACACTAGCAGCAGGTGCAGTTACTACAGCAAAAATTGCTGATGCTCAGATTACAGCTGCTAAAATTGCTGCAGCTGGGTTGTCAACAAACACGCTTGCTAACTTTGCAGTAACAACGGCAAAACTTGACAATGCTTCAATTACTTCAGAGAAAATTGCCACAGATGCGGTAACATCCAACACCATTGCTGATAACGCCGTAACACTTGGAACACACACAACTGGTGATTATGTTCAGAACCTTGTCGCTGGTCAGGATATAGTTCTCACAAACAATTCTGGTGAAACTGCTACCCCTACAGTTGCGTTAAATGATGGTATTTCTGCAAATACATCAGGTACAGCTGCAACTGCTAGTGCATTAACTTCTGCTGTAACAGTAGAATTAACTGGAGATGTTACTGGTTCTGCTACCTTTACAAACGCTGGAGACACAGCATCTATTGCAGCAACCATTGCAGCAGATAGTATTGCTCTTGGTACAGATACAACTGGCAATTATGTAGCGTCAATCACTGGAACAGCTAATGAAATTGAAGTATCTGGTTCAGGTTCTGAAACTGCTGCTGTAACTGTTGGCCTACCAGACAATGTTACAATATCTGATAACTTAACTGTTTCAGAAAATTTAACAGTATCTGGTAACACGACTATTAACGGTAATCTTGATGTAAATGGTACACTTACCTACATCAATTCAACTACCGTAACAATTGGCGACAACATGTTGAAGCTCGCCAATACAAACACATCAGACACTGTTGATATGGGTTTCTACTCAAGGTTCAACGATGGCTCTGAAAAGTTTACTGGTTTAGTACGAGATGCTACAGACGGTACTTATACTCTGTTTACTGATCTAGCAACAGAACCAGATCAAACAATCAACTTTGGAAGCGCAACAACTGCTACACTTAATGCAGTGATTGATGGCGGTACTTACTAATTGAATGGGGGCGAAAGCCCCCTTCCGCTTATATAAGCGGCTTTTGTCTCTATATAGAGGTTTAAATGTCTTCGACAATACGTATCAAACGTAGTAGTGTTGCTGGAAAACTACCCAATACTACCAACCTATCTACAGGTGAGTTAGCTCTCAACCTAACGGATGGTCGTCTCTATTCTTCTAACGGAATTCATATTTTTGAAGTCGGTGCAAACGTTGCATCGCTTTCAGTTGGCTCTGGTGGTTTTTCAGTAGGCAATGGAGCCTATTCGTTCCCGATGTCCGATGGTGCATCCGGAGCTATATTAACTACTGATGGAAGCGGTCAGTTGTCGTTTGACAGCACTCTTGCATTAGACTCGGTTAATAACTTTCTAGGTATCAATCAATCAAATCCTGAAGTCACCCTTCACATGACAGGCGAAGGTGCTCAAACAGCACAAATTCGTATGGAGCAATACAATGATAGTGCTGACGCTCCAGATGTAAGAACAAGAAGATATAGAGGTACAGAAGCCTCGCCAAGTGCTGTACAATCAGGTGATTATCTATTTAGAAGTAACCACGAATATTTTAATGGAACATCGCTTATTGTTGGTGGTGCGTTTGCTTTTGATAATACAAATAATGCTGCTAGAACACAGTTTTCGGTTGCTGTTGATACTGATGGTACAGGTGCAGATCCTCAAGGCAATAACGGACAATTTAAGATTGACGGTAACGACGGCGGTGCAATCACATTCAACAACGCGTATAAGTTTCCTACATCTGATGGTACGGACGGTCAAGCATTACTAACAGACGGCAACGGTACATTAACATTCCAGGACGTTGCAGTAGCGAATGCTATAACACTTGCTGTATCGAATACATTAAGTGTTACTGGAAATACGACTGTAGGTGGAAACCTTACAGTTGAAGGTGACTTAAATGTAACAGGTGATGTAACATTAACCTCAATATGTAACACAAGTATATATTTTGCAACGGGAGGAGAAACTAAAGTAGCTGTAGGATATACTAATACCAATCTCGTTGTCGTAACGTTGAACGGTAGTGAACTCACACCTACATATGACTATACATCAACAGACAATATAAATATCGGTAACCTCGAACCACTAGATGCGGGTGACGTGATAGTGATTAAAGAGTTCAAAGGAACAACTAACAACATAAGAGTTTTGTAAATTATGAGTGATGATAAAAAGAACGAAATAGCTTTATACGAATCTGTAACAAAAGATATTGTTGCAACACCTGCCCAAGAATACAGCCTTCCAATTTCCCAAGTGCTTGGAAGGGGTCTTGCTGTTAAAGAAGAAAGTTTTGGCGGAAGGTCTCTTGTAGAAAATGCACAAATGGTTGACAAAGCAATTGTCAATACGAACGAGCTGCAAAATATATGGAACCATAGTCACTCACAGTGGACATGGAAACATATTAATCTTTCATATCACAGCCCATGGAAAAACATGAGGCAGATTGCTGCTGAAGTTTCTAGTAAGAAACGAGCTCTCAATGATGCAAAATGGCGTCAAGTCGAAAATGAAATGAGAATGAGAAAGCTAGAAGAAAAGCTAGCTGATGAAACACAGCTCGATTATTGGGAAGCAGTAAAACTCAAAATTAAACTTGCTAAGATGAAAGAAGGTATTGCTGAAGGTACGGTTATTATTGAAGGGGCTATGAAAGACATTCTTGCTCTTAATGATATGTATGAACAGCTTAAAGGCAAGGTTTCTGACTTTTCTGAAGCAGACGTTGAAAGAGAAGAATCCAAAGCTCACCTCAAAAGAAGTCTTGTCCAGTGTATCAGAGATGTAAGGCAGTCAGGTTCAATCACAAAAGGTGAACAAGAATACATGGAACAGATTGGCGTTAATCCTGGTAAGATGCAACGAATGATTAAAGATTACGTGAGAGATGAGGAAAAGACTGATGATTGGACATCTAAAGGCCTTTACGATTTTGTTGATCATGTAGTGGAAGAACTTATTGATGTTGTTGAAGTAGACAAGATAAGAATGGATATTATGGGCTTTGAACATGAGTCCAGAGACGATATTACCTATGACACTAAAGTAGAAAAGTTGAATTACTTGAGCACCAAGAAGATAATGATGAGGTAGAATAATAATGGCTGAATTACTTGCAACAATGTCACATGATATAGTTGTTGATAAAAACAAACTTCCACCTAAACAGCTTGGTCCAGTCGCACAAAGATTTGAACAAGCTAGATGGGTTTATTTGTCTGATGTTATAACACGTGAAGAAGCTAACGATCTAACTGACTATATGTTCGACCTTTATGAAGAAGGTAAACTTGAAAAGGATGAACAATGTCCGTTATCAGATTCTGTTTATGGCGCTCCAGTATTTGATGAGTTGCTTGAACGATTAGCTAAACCATTATCCCATCATTTAGGAGTTGATCTTTTACCAACTTATACCTATGCAAGATTGTATCGCCCTGGCGAAGTGTTGGAACGTCACAGTGACAGACCATCGTGTGAAATATCAGGTACAATGACGCTTGGCTTTGATCCGTCACAAAAAATCTGGCCTATCTTTTTTGCTAAAGACGATAATGATGCTGCTGGTGAATCAATAGACATTGGTGTTGGTGATCTTGTAATGTACAGAGGTAATGAGTTACCTCATTGGCGTCCTAAGTTTAAAGGTACGTGGCAGGTTCAAGTATTTTTTCATTATGTTGATGCAAATGGCCCTCACAAAGATTACAAATATGATGGAAGGAAAACCTTGGGTGTACAAAAAGAGCAACAGGCCGCAAGACCCGAAGTAGATGATAAGCTGATTGGCGTCTGGCATCATAATCACGTATCCATCGGTATGAATGATAATATTATGCCTGGATATTCAGCGTTTCGTTCTGACTTTAGACCTGACGTAATGTTTACCCCAGAAGAGTGCGATAAATTTATTGCACTAGCAAGCAATGATTATTCACACAAGGCATCGGTTGGTACCGATAATAAAGGAGCCGTTGCACTTAATGTCAGGAACGTGAATAAATATACAATTCATTATACACAAG